TGAGATTCTTCAAGATCTTAGAAATCTGTCATTTGATGATAATTTTGATGATGAAATCAATATAGAGGATTATTTACAGGATGAGAGCGAGCCAGTAGCACAAGTTCCTTTGCCTGAAACACCTATGCCTAACAGTCAAGTATTACAGACTGCTCAAGTTTTAAATCCAAATGTCCTAGAATCTGGCTTGACTACGGCTGAACAAGCTTTATTATCAGAGGAAGAAAAACTCATAAGACTTAGATTGAGAGGTTTAGCTTAATGGCAACTATATATGACATCATAGAAGAGAATAACAGAATTGCAAAAATGCAAGCAGACTTAGCTGATTTTGGAAAACCTTTTTCAGAACAAAAATTAGGACTAAGTATTCCAAAAAGTGGAAATATATTTACAAGTAGATTTGATAACTTCTCTCCTAGTTTTGGCCCTCAATTAACTCCAGAACAACAACTACAATTATATTTAGAAACAGAGGGTGGAGACGTAGACATAGAAGATGTTAATAGATTTCAACCACAAAATGTTTTTCAAAAAAGTTTAAATTTTTTTCAAAATAATCCTGCAGCTAGACTTGGGCTTGGAGCTATTTTAGGAGGACCGGTAGGTGCTTTAGCAGGATTTTTTGCAAATAAAATAGGTGACGGTGTAAGTAATTTTATTAATAAATTTAAACCCGCTCCTAATGTGCCTGTGTTTACTGGTTTAGGAGATATGGATATGAATAGAAACGTGACTACATCTTCTGGTGAAACAGTTGATGTAGGTGATTTAGTTTCTGTAACAGATGCTACTGGAGCACCTACAGGTTTCCAAGAATATTCTAGCCCTGAAGTAGCATCACGATACGAAGGATCATCCTAATGCCTAACGGAAAACCACCAAAGACAACTGGCGAACATTTAGTATCTCTGTATGGATATGTGCAAGGTTTTAAAAGACAGATAGATCACTTACATCAAGACGTAGGAAAGTTAGAAAAGAAAACAGACACAGTTATTTATTGGATAATAGGTGGAGCGTTTACAACAATATTAACTCTCACTGGTTTATTTAATTTATTTTTAAAATAGCCCTAATACTTTTAAAACAATATAACAACACATCCATAAAAACAAAAAACTAAGAAAGTCCTCCTCTCTCATATCCACTGTTTTAATTCTTCACCCATTATTTCTGTTGCGATATTTACTTTCTTACGAAGAGCCACTACAATTTTATCATCTATCGTATCTTCTGCAATAAGATCAATATAAGTCATTGGTTTGTCTTGACCTATTCTATCTATCCTTGCCTCAGATTGTTGTCTCTTTTCAAGATCATAACCGTTAGAATAATATATCATTGTTGATGCACCTGTAAGTGTAATACCATAACCACCTGTTTGTGGAGTGCCTACTAAAAATCTAACGTTACCATTTTTATTTTGTATTTCTTTTATAGCTTTTTGTCTATCATCTGTAGATGTATCTCCATAATAAGTTACAACAGAACCTGGATATTTTTTTTCAATAGTTTTAACTATAATATCTATGTCATGTCTATAATGTGCCCAGATAACAGCTTTGCCCTCTACCTCTTCAAGGATATCCATTAATTCACCGATACGATTATTTTTTAAATTTTGTATATCTCCATCATCAGATGTAAAGTGACCACAAGTTATTTGATGTAATCTCATTAACTGTACAATAACTGTATTTGTAGAAACCATTTTACCATTTAAATAAGCAAGAGCTTCTTTTTTCATTTGATTATAAACTCTTTTCTGTTCGTCAGATAATTCTATTGTACGTCTAATAAATGTTTTCTTTGGTAAATCTAAACAATCATCTTTTAATACACGATAAGAAAAAGGTTTTAGTTTTTCTGATAGTTCTCCAAGATTGATATATCCAACAACAATATCTACAGATCTAGCACCCACCATAATTTTTTTCATGATCGCATACTTAGCTCTGAATGTATAATAAGATTGATGACCTAAAAGAAAAGGATCTAAAAATTTACATTGTGAATATAAATCTAAAGGTGATTTAGTTACGGGTGAACCTGTAAGTATTCTTCTATAAGCACATTTATCTGTAAGACTTAAAATGTTTTTTGTTCTCTTTACATTGTGTGTTTTTATAGATGTGGATTCATCTACTGCCACCATTGCTTTATGACATGATAAAAATCTTTCTGCAAACTTCAAAGCTTTTGGATAAGAAAAAGCCTCTACATTCATTATAAGAATATGAAAGTCTGTGCCAGTTTTAAACACGCTATATAAATTTTTCATATACTTATCTGAAGTTTCTGATGTTTTCCAAAGGACCACCTTTTTTTCAATGTGATCTGCCATGTGCGTAGGTATCTCTGAATCAGCCCAGTTCTTATAAACACCTTTAGGAGCTATAATAATAGCACCATTTATAAGACCTCTATCATAGAGCATAGACATATTATCTATTAATACTTTTGATTTACCTGTACCCATCTCCATAAAATAGGCAAATACTTCTTTATCCCATGACATTTCTAATGCCTTTTCTTGATGTGCATATGGCTTAGTTTTAAATTTGTATAACATGTTTGCTTTTTCTTTCTATAAATCGTATACAATGATATAAAGTAAAAGTCAAATGAGTAAAGTTTATTTAACACAGGAAATACCTACCGATAGAGAAACCGGCAAACCAAAATACAGTATTGCAGGTGCTGCGAAGTATGGCGAAATTGTGACTTTGCTACCTATGTATTCTCAAATTATTTATTCACCAGGACCAGCAGTGCAAAAATTAAAAGGTCTTTTAAAAGATTTTACATCAGAAGATTATTTATTATGTGCAGGAGATCCAGCGATTATGTGTGCTGTTACTTCTATTATAACACAACTTACGAATGGTAAATTTAAATTATTAAAATGGGACAGACAAGAAAAGAGTTATTATGTTTTAAACTTTGACATTTAAAATTTTTTAGTGTATAGAAAGCAACATGAAAGTGAGGAAATATGACAATTAATCTGAGAGCAGACGCACCTAGTCAATCTGATCGTATAGATCCCTCTGAATTATCAGGAGAGATTGAAAAATTAAAGACTGTGCAAACGCAAATAAAAGCAAAAGAAGACGAAATAAAAACTTTAAAAGACCAAGAAAAAAATTTTAGTAATGTAGTTATTCCAAAATTAATGGAAGACTTAAATATTAAAACAATGAAACTATCTGATGGATCAGAAGTTTCTGTTAAAGAAATTTATAGTGCCACTATAAAAGCAGACAAGAAAGCTGAGGCACACAAATGGCTTCGAGACAATGGCCTAGGTGATATTGTGAAGAACAAGATCATCGTTACCTTTGGCCAGAACGAAGACGACAAGGCTATGGCGTACGCTACCCTTGCAAGAGGGCAGGGTTATGAACCAACTCAAGAAGAGAAAGTTCATCCTGCCACTCTCAAAGTAGTATTGGAAGAATGGAAAAAATCTGGTAAAGATGTTCCATCCGATCTATTTTGGACGTTTGAAGGTAATCAAACGAAAATAAAAGGTAAACTAATAGACTAATAAACTAACAAAGGAGTAAATATGAAAACTGAAAGTAGTCTAGCAAAGAAAGGTAATGCAGGTGCATTATCTACAATCGATCTCAGAAAGGATTCTGGAAGAGGATCCCAAGAGATTAAAACAGAAGACGTATCCACACCGATTCTGAAAATCTTACACCAGTTATCACCTGAGTGTAATTCAAGAGATCCTAAATATGTTGAGGGTGCAAAACCTGGTATGATATATTCAGGCAGTCTTGGTATCATGCAAGATGGAGACAAAGGGATAAACATAATGGTTGCGTATGCACAGATGCGTTATCCTGAATGGCAAGAGATGGGAGATAGCCCATCAGCTCCGGTAGGCACACATATGTCTATACCTGCAGATGCAAAAGAAGAAAAAGGTGGAAGATACAGATTACCAAATGGTAATTACGTAGAAAAAACTGCATACTTTTATGTTCTGATTTTAGTAAATGATGAACTTAAACCAGCAGTGATTCCTATGAGATCTTCAAATCTTACGCCAGCAAGAGAACTTAACAATTTGATTAAGAATCAAAGAGTTACGGATGACAAAGGTTCTTTTGAACCAGCTTCTTATCATACAGTTTATAATTTAAAAACTGCATCAAGAACTGCTGGAAGTAAAAGCTGGCATGTCTACAAACCAACAAAAGTTAGAAGTCTTAACATCACAGATAAAAAAGATTCTGATATGTATAAGATTGCACAACAGTTGGAAGAGACAGTAGCGAAGGGAACAGCTAAACCTAAATACGAGAACAACAGACAATCAACTGCTGATATTGTATAAACATTTAGGGGCGGCTTCGGTCGCCCCTTACATTTATGAAAGAGTTTATAAAATATTTCACAGGGTTGAAGCGTAATTATGGTTTTTGTAATATTAAAAACGGTTATGTTGATCCAGAGACAGGGAAGATAAAATTTAACCCGGGTGATTATGGATGGTCTTCTTTTGAAGTAACAGATGAAGATTATAACAACCACCTTGCAGGTAAGAAGTCTATAGGTATACAACCATGTAATGATAAAGGTATGGCATCTTTTGGTGCCATAGATGTAGATCCAAAAAAATATATTGGTTTTGAGATACAGAAGTATTTAGAAATCATACAACAAAAAGAATTACCTATCATACCTGTTAAATCAAAGAGCGGAGGTTTACATCTATACGTATTTACAAAAGAACTAGTTAAAGCTAGTGACATTAGAGAATTTTTAGAAACATTATTATTTACATTTGAACTACCATCAAACACAGAGATTTATCCTAAACAAACTAAACTAGGAACTAATTCAGATGGTAAGCCTATCAATGGTAACTTTATAAATCTACCATATTTTAATAAAAAAGA